GGTGACCGAGCGGTTGCCCCCCACAAACTGCCGCCCCTCATTCCATCGTTCCACCTGCAGCACCCAGATGTGGCCATTGATGTTGACTTCCACGTCCACCGGCGCACCCGGGCGCAACAGATCCAGGGCCGCCGTAGAATTCAGGGTGGCTGACAGCGACCAGCAGAACGAATCGACATCGGTGGCCACGGTGATCGCGGCGACATCGATGGCGGTGCGCTCCGGCAGCCGGGTGAGCAGGGCGGAATTCAGCACGAAATAAAACCTCCGGACCTGCCCGGAAGGGATCGCATCGGGCTTGGTGTAGAAGTAGGCGTCGCGCCAGCCGGACGGCTCCTGCCAGCGGCAGCGGCGATCATAGGTGTACTGATCGAAGTAGAAGGCGATATGATCTTCGTCGCCCACCTGGGAGAGCGGCTTGTCGAGATTGAAGTTGACCTCGCCTCCGGCAGGCGGCTCATAGGCGCGCCAGCAGATTTCCTGATAATATTTGCGGCCCCACAGGGTGTGATGGCGCCGGTCCCTGGCAGGGGGATTGCCCCAGGGGATATCGAGGGGAGATGGATCGATTTTTTCACCAGCCTCATAGGCAAAGGTCTGGCGCAGGTGTCGCCGGGGCGGATAGGCGTAGGCCAGGTTGAGCCCCCGGTCAGAATGGATGGCCAACCGGTCCCACGACAGCCGTTTGCAACCATCCTTGCTCCACAGCCGGTTCCACGGCGAGGCCACATCCTGGTTGTAGTGCTGGGGCAATTGCACCCATGCTGCGGTACGTTGCTGATCAGCAGGAGCTGGCCGGTGCCAGCCACTCCTGGTATCGGCGGCCAGCGGTGTGCTGCGGGACCATTGCCCCCGCAGCGAGCGGGAGAGCGGCCGGTACTGATTCCACCCGCCGCTGGTGGCCGGATCGCGCACCGGCAACTGCCGCCACGGTACGGCAAAATCAGGGGTAAAGGTTTGCGGTTCCGGTTCGGGAGCCGGTTGACCGAGAACCACTGCATCGCCTGGCGGAGGAATATAGGAGCCAGCGAAAATAAAGGCAATTGCATCGCCGATGGGGGGAGTATAGGCCATTTCACGGAGTGGCTACTTGGGATACGTAATCCGCCGGTTCGGCGTTATGGGTGCCGCTGTAATCGAGGGCAACAACGAGCAGACCTTCCTCCGGCCGCTCTGCCATGCCCCATATTTCCCACGCTCCGGTGGCCGCGTTTGACCAGGTGGCGCCTAAAAAATCCAGGGTCAAGCGGTCGAACGCATATACCCGCCGACGCGCCGGGGAGCCATCGACCAGCACCGTGCCCGCGATTCGATGCCGTTTGGCGGACAGGTCCGGAGGATAGTGGCGGAACGCGAACCGCCCGGCCATCACGCCCACCAGTCGCTCAGCTGGATGAGCACCCAGCCAGACGCACCGCCACACTGACACTTGACAATCAAAAAAGAATCATCGCCTTGCGTCACTGTTCCTAACTGGGGCAGTAAGGCGGATGCTGGGTGGCATGGCTGCCACAAACCCGGCATGTAGCCTCGGAACAGATAGGCGGCCCCATAATCTGAAATGTACGGGCGGGCAATGATGAGGCCACTGGACTCCGAATACGGCACCCCATCCGTTCCGGATATGCCCCCGCAAGGTCCCAATCCGCCCACGCACCACCCCCGTTGCGGGGAGTTGCTGGCCCCGGACACCGCTCTCGGCATATCGATGATGTCATGATTGAATGAGATGGCGGAAGGAGAGGAGTAATAACCAATGTTCCGCCAACTCATCGCCGTGGAGTAGGCCCCCTTCAGCCCGCAGGCGAATCCATCGGTGGCAAATCTGGGAATGAAATCCCCGAAATACATGGTTGCAGTATCCGTTTGCGCATCGCCCGGGGCGGCGGTGAGGGTGGGCCAGATAAACAGATAAAAGGCGCGATCATCGGCGATCAGCACCCATGGCCGGGCCGTGGTTCCCGCCACGTTCGAGGTGATGATCGTCGGGTCCAGGCCGTACGGATTGGGGTTGGGGGTGAAAAGGCCGGTCCCGTTATTGATGTCGGCCATGATCTCGTATCCGGCCAGGTTATGGGTGTAGGTATTCGCCGTGGTCAGGCTGTCGATCATCAGATACATGCCCAGCCCACCCACCGGGTTATTGCGAAAAACCGCCTTGGTGCCGCCTTCCATCCACTCCCTGGTCCATCCTGCTGCGGCCTTGGTGCCATAGCCGGTAACCAGGCAGGCGGTGAGAATATCAATCAGGCTAGCCCGTTCGCCCCGAGCCACCGGCGCATTGGCGTCATCCCATCGATAGACTGTTGGTATCGTCATTATTCCGCGTCTCCCCGAATCTGGATGGTGAACTGATCGTTGGGCTCGGTCACTGGCCCCTGCAGGGTGGTGCGGGCAATCCACAGGGGACCGTTGGCACCGGCGGTGTTGAACCGCAGGACATTGCCCGAGGCCCAACCAGCGCCCCAGCCCCGGTAATCGATAAAAAAGAAGGGTTGGTTGGTGGCCGGGTTGATGGGCTGGCAGTCGTTGGTGATGTAGCCCTCACCCACCACGCCGCGCTTTTCGCTGTTGATTTTGAAGTGATCGCCCGCGTCAAAGACCAGCGCCCAGCGCTCCCGCACCGCCCCCTGGTTGGTGACCAGGATGGGATAGTCGATCTCGTTGTAACTGGCGTTGGCTCCGTCGCCGATGAGGGCATCGGCATAGACCGTGGTCCAGGTCTTTTGGTCGAACAGGTTGTAATAGCGGCTCTGCATGTCGCCAAACAACAGGGCCGAGGAAACATAGGTGCCGTCCACCGGGTAGGCGTGACTCAGTCCCGAGGCGACGATGATCTGACCGTTGATCTGCACCTGGGAGACCAGGCGCATGTCTTCGATCCGGTGCATGGCGAACAGTGGTTGGGTATAGGCGCTCAAATCGAGCGGCGTCGCCATGGTCAGCTCCTGTTCCTCCTCACTCCAAGTGTAAAAGGTGGAGGGCACATAGACGTTTGCTGAATCGTAGAGTTCGACATGGTTGATCCCGGCCCGGTTGAAGGTGAGCACCTGCCCGGCACTCAGCGGATTGGCCAGCTGGGTCTCCTGGGTGTTGTGGATCACCACCACGTCCCCGGCCTTGACAATGGGCACCCGGCCATCCACCGGCAAGCGGACCGGATCAAGGCCAATGAGATTGGCGTCGAGGGGGATGTAGGAGTAGACCACACAGGCATAGACCAGTTGATCGGCAAACACCGATACCGGCTTCCAGATCTGCCCTTCCACCACATCGTCGGCGTCATACCAGGGCTCATTGATCTGGCTTTCGGCCGCTACCATCTCGCCAAAGGCCACCTCGACAATCCCGAGTTCATAATCGATCCGGCCCCGGCAGAGGGTGCCGGAAATGGAGCCATTGGTTTCCGCCAGACCCGCTACCTGCCGTCCGTCGGCAGCTACCCCTTGAATCTGGAGGGAGGCCGGGCGCAGGGGCGCTCCAGGGGTGCGGAAGGTGACCGAGGGCAGGAACTGCTTGCCGAAGCGAGCCAGCAGGGATTGCAGGGTCAGGGTGTTGGGCGCGGCCTCATAGGTGGTGATGACCACGGTGCCGGCGGCATAGTCGATGGTCCCCACCTCCACGCCCTGGCCGGTTGCGGCCGAAGGGTTGCGGTAGATCTTGCCGGAGCGGTCGATATAGCGGACCCCGCCCCAAATGAAATGCACCGAACCGGGGAGAATGGTTTTGCCGTAGGTGTTGGGCAACAGATCGATGGTGAATGGCAGGGAGGCCACCAGTTCTTGGGCGGTATCGGCGGCCGCCCCGGTGAGGGTGTACTGGGCGTTGGCGTTGCCCGCGATACTGGCGGCGGTGAGGGGCGTGGTTTCATCGCCCTGGAGTTTTTGCTCCCACTGGGAAACCCACCCATTGAGGAAACTGCCGGTATAGGTTTTCTGGTATTCGTACTTCCATATCTTTTTATACCCGGTGGCCGCCGACAAACTGATCTGCACGACGCCGGTAACATAGTCAACCGTGCCGGTGATGCCGGAATAGGTGTAGGAGGTGGTCATCGAATCATTGGGAATTCCGACCGTGCCGTCTCCGGGAGCCGTCAACCCCCCGGCGCCGTTGTCAACGAGGACATAGGTATGGGTCGAACTATCCGACCAGGTCACCGTCACCGATATTCCGCAGGTTCCAGGGATCAATGGGGCCGAGGGCAGGTTGAAGGTGGCCACGCCGCCGGCCACCGTTCCGGCCACCGCGGCGTTGACCACCGGGTATTTGTCGTACTCGATGGTATAGGAAGCGCCGCTGTCCGGCAGGGTGGTCGGCTTCCAGCGGACCAGGCCGGTGGCATAGTTGATGGACCCGGTGGCGTTGCCGGTCAACGCGCCCGCGCCGTTATCGGTGGCCGTGGCCGTGCCCGCTCCCGACGGCCAGGTGATGACCAGCGAACCCGGATCAACCGGGGCATCGGCCAGCTGGTGCTGCATTTCAGCCACGTCAATGGCCACCTCCCCGGAAATGTCGGTGACTTCCAGCGGCACGCCCCAGCTGTACATGATTGAGCTGCCGACATCGGGCAGGGCAGCGCAGGTGAGCACCACCGCTCCGGTGGCGTAGTTGACCGTGCCGGAACCGGTGGTGGTGATGTCCGGAACCATGATCCCGGCGCCGTTGTCGCGCAGCCGGTACCAGGTGCCCTGGGCCATGTAATCGATAATAACTGTTCCCGGCGCGGGCAATGGCTCCAGGATGGCGGTGTAGTTGTAACCCTGAGTGGCGAGTGAGATTTCCCTGGAGGCTGTGTTGGCAATCCGAGCCGCCTCGGCGCCGATCCTGGCGGTGGCGGTGACCGTGGTCGTGGCGGCGGTCACCGTTGAAGCAAAGGTCAGGGTTCCGGTGGCATAGTCCACGGTGCCGCGCTGGGCCGTGCCCTGGTAGAGCACCCCGGTGCCGTCATCGGTCAGGGTGTTGGCCCCATAGACAAAGCTGAGCGTGCCCGGCTCAACGCCCCGGTTGAAGTTGAACTGCCCGCCAGGGGCAACCGAGAAGGCGGGCACGGTCAGCGCATAGGGTGAGCCGCTGCCCACCACCGGGCTGGTTTCGCCCACCGACAGATCGGTCAGGGGTGACTCGCCCTGGGCGGAGGGTACCAGGTGGGTGTAGATCGAATCGACATTGATGGCCACGTCACCGCTCTCGATGGCCACGGTGGGCAGCATCACCCCGTAATATTTGGCCGCGTCATAAACCATGGTTGAATAAACCGTGGTGGCCATGGAATCATTTTTGGTGATCTCGATGCCGGGCTGCAGTTCGCGCAGGGCGTCGCCGATCTCGAGCTTGAAGATGTCGCGGGCAAAGGTCAGAGCTTGGGTGCCGTACTCGCCGCTCTCCGAGGTTGAGGTGAAGGTGGACCGCGTCACCTCAACTTTAGTGATGCGCACATACTGCCCAACTCCGCCATCCATATACAGCACCTCGCCGACCGTCGGGGCCTTGGTGCCCTTGACCGCAAACACCAGCAAGGCCCGTGACCCGGCCGGGTGATTGCCCCACAGCCAGCCGGGAAACCTGGCGCCCTTGACCACATAGCTCTCGATATAGTTCCTGGCGGCGGTGCGGGCGTCAAAGGAGTTGCCGGTCTGAAACAAACAAACGCTGACGTTGTCGTCCTTGGCGGGCACGCTCAGAATAACATGCGCGCCGGAGTAGGTGTCGTTGTCGGCGGTCTGCACCGCCACAAAGGCTTCACGCAGGGAAACCCGGCCATAGGTCCGGTCCAGGCGGGAGATATCGGGAAAGAGATTGTTGACATTGCCGTCGACCACCTCCCGGCCGGTCATCTGGCCGCCCCCGTCATCGGTGTCGGTGAGCCGCTGCGACTCCATCAGTTTGACGTCAAGAACTGAAATGGGCATCTGTTATATCTCCATTAACCGCAGGGTCAGGGTGTACCAGTCGTTATTTTCGGGGGCGCTGATCATGGTCACGGATTCCGCTTCGACCGGAGAGCCGTCGCCCCGGCGGAAGATGACGTTGAAGGTGCGGTCTTCCAGGGTGAGCACCATTTCTTTTCCAGGGATGGCGGCCAGGGCCAACAGGGCGAGCACCGTGGAACGGCTCACCCAGGCCCGGCTCTCATGTCCGGCCAGGGTAATCGGACGGCCCGCCAGCTTGACCGCTTCCTCCACCACCATGGCGCCGCCCAGGGTATACTCGGCGCTCTGATCCACCGGCGACCAGGCGATTTCGTCGGCCCACCAGAGATCGTCGGGAAGCGAAACGGTATCGAGCTGAATCATGCGCTCAACCCCGAGGTCTCGAGGTGCTGCAACAGCATCTCAACCGACCGTTCATCGCCCTGAACCTGGCCGCCAGCAAAGCGAACCTCCACTACTTTTGACGGACCGGACGGCGAGTTGACTGCTCCGCCGCTGGCCAGATGCTGCACCGGCAGCGAGGGCAAGGAGCCAACCAGGCCGCCCAGCTGGTAACCGATGCGGTGCTTGAGCCGTCGGGATAGCTCGGCCAGGACGACATCGAAACGCCCGGCATTGAAGGCCAGGGCTGCCCGCAAGCCTGCGGCGCGAACCGCATCCTTGCGAATCATCACCTCGCCGGGTTCACCCATCAGAGGCACGGTGTCGCCGCCACCCCAGCCGGGCAGATGACCGCCATTCAGGATATTGCGCACCCCGCCGCCATTGGCCAGGGCCTGAATGATCCCGCCCCGTGCGTATCCGGAGCCAGCGTCCGCTGTTCCCCCGGCATCGTCGGCAGCGACCACCCGCTCCCTGACATTGACCCACACAGTTCGCTCCGGGGTGACAAGCTGTACGATTTTCTCGTCGACCGCCTTAATCGAGGCCTCGGACTGACCTTGCATGTTCTTCCAGTTGTTGAGCCAGGCTTGCTGTATCTCATCCATGCCCTTGCTCAAGTCGGCTAACCCGGCCTTGGCGATGAGACCGTCCAAGGACTTAACGGCCTCGTCCCGCTGTTTAGTGGTCAGTTCAGCCGCCAATTGCCCCGCCTTCTGCATGCCTTCGGTCGCGGCCTTCAGCCCTTGGCTGCTAGTGATAAGTACCTGGTCGCCATTCTTTACTTCGGTGTTCAGCGTTTTATAGGCGTCCTTGGCGGCGTCGGCCTGCTTCTTAGCTTCGTCGAACTTGAGCGACGCCGTAGCTTGATCTCCGGCGGCCATCGCCTCTTTCCCCTGCTGGGCCGCCAGCTGGGCAGCGGCGAAGTATTCCCCCGCCTCCTTCTTGCGATCCTTCCAAGAATCGATATCCGACATGCCGCCGCGTTTCATTTCCCGCAGCTCAGCCGCCAGGGAACGCTCCCGACCGGTCAGTTCGTCCTGGTACGCTTTGACCTGATCGGCATAGGCCTTGTACTGGTCCTGCATCTCTTTGAGGGCGTCACCGGTTGCTCGCTGCTGGCTTTGGGCCGACTCCTGTACCGCCGCCTTGACCTTCTTTTCTTCCTGCACCCGCACACCGGCGGACTGCTTAGAGACACTGGTGAACTCCGCCATCATCTTGGCATAGGTGGTGCGGGCAATCTCGATATCACGGGCAATGGCGTCCGTATCGCCGCCGGTTAACCAGGCCCAGGCTTCCCGCACCTTGAGCCAGCCCATGGTCAGGGTATGGGCCAGGGTGATCCCGGCCTTCTTGACCACATCAAACTGGTTGAGCATGGTGCCAATTTCCCAGCCGATAAACCCGGCGGCCAAAACGCCGCCAATGGTCTTGAGCACGCCGGACAGGCCCCTGCCCGCCAAGTTGACCGCACCCAAGGATTGCACCGTGGCCGTGGCCCAACCGGTTAAGCTGGTGCCGGATAACGCCAGAATAGCAGCATTGATCCCCTTGACCAGGTTGATACCGAGGCCCAATCCCTGCATGGCCTTAATGGCCAGATATATCTTGGCGGTCCATTCGGCCACGGCAAAGGCGGCCTCCCGGTTGCGCACCACCCACTCCACGGTGCGTGCCGCTGCCGTAACCATAGATGAAACCATCTGCCCGACAGATCCAGCGTTGGCCCGGATCGCAGCCGCAAGCTTGTTGGTGGCGCTGACTGCGTCCTCGTTTTTAGTTACCGCGTTTTCTATTTCCTTGCGCACTAGAGCCATGGCTCCACCAAAAGTGGCGGCTGAAGCCGCCGCGCGCCCCTGCATTGGCCCTGCCTGCTCCAAAAAGACGTTGTAGCGCACCAGGGCCTTTTGCACATCGGTCAGGCTCTTCCACGCTCCCTCAGAGGCCCCTTTGGCTTCATACCAAGATTTGACGTAGGTCTCGTTGAGGGTCAGGCCCAGATACTCCGAGGCCTCGGCTTCACCCCGCAAGGCAGCGGTAACCCGCTCAATACCGCCATTGAGATCGGTCTTGCCCGCCGAGAGATCGCCGGTCAGCTCAATCACCCGCTCCATCTGTTCGGCATTGAGGCCGAGTCGCTTGGACATGTCTATGGTCCTCGACACCGCCCCGGCCAACTCCGTATCGGAATAGACCTGCAACGTGGCGGACAGACGGGCAATAGCCGCGTTCCATGACGCGGCATCCCCGGTATTGGTAAACTCCCGGTTGGCGGCCTGAATACTGGTGGCCATATCAAAGGCGGCCTGGCTAGATCGCCGCATCATGTCATCGGTAGCACCAATGGCCTGCATGCCGACAAAGGCCCCTATCATGCCGCCAATCGCGCCCTCCAGGGCGTTGACCGCGCGAATGCCGTTACCGGCCGTCTTGTTGAACGCCATCACCGCCTTTTCCGATCTGGTAAAAACAGCGGAAAGCCCCCGGTCGACAGCGGACAGGATAATCTCTATGGTGGATTTTCTTGACATCGTCTATCCCAGGGCTGATAGTTGAGGCATGGAATGGATTATTGGATTGCTCTGCATTGTCCTTGCCGCCAGGTACGGCGAACAGGGATTGACCGGGGGCCTGGTGGTCGTGGCGGCGGCGCTCGCCCTGCTGGCCGGGATCTCACTGGCCAGCCAGACGCTGACCGGGCTAGCCGTGGCTGCCTTGTTGGCAATGGCCGCAGCCTTTGTTCAGTCACTGCGGACTGAACCCAACGATTCGTCCATTGCCAACAGGAACACCGACCAGCCATAATGCCAAGCCCCTACATGGCCGCCTTGAATGACCCGGCAAACGCATCGGGCAAGGCGGTCGTGATCGCGGCCAGCATCTCTAGCAGGGCTTTGTCTACCTTGAGCATGGCCGCTATCCCGAAAAAAGAGCTGTTGACCTCCAGCACCCCGGCCACCACCGCTTCAATCTCGGACGGGTACCATGTTTTTACCGTATCAAAGCCGGGATCAACCGCGTCATCGAACAGCCGCAGCATCTCATCCATCCGCCCTTCCTGAGCAGACCACGCCAGATAGACCGCGTGGGGCGTCACTTCCTTGATGGTCACTTCGCCCCGGCCTTCAATCGTTATCACTTTACTTTTTCGCATCAGCTCAACCAGACGTGTTTCATCGGGGTGGTGTAGCCGGCCGGGGTTTCCAGGGTGCCTTCAAAGGTGACATCGACAAATTCCTCACCGACCAGTGAAAAGTCGCTGGTGGGGTTGAGGCGCATCTGATAGACATCGGTGATGAAGTTGCGGCCATCCTCGAAATTCTGGCCATCGAGCTTGATCCGCACCCGTACATTTGATTTCGTCATCGCCGACATGGACGATCCGCCGGTGATGGCCAGCTTGTTGCCGGTTACGTGGAGCACCGCGCCATCGGGGATGGTGCCGGTGGAGAGGGCCTTGACCAAGCCGAGGCGGGTATTGACCTCATAATCGGTGCCTTCGTCATAGGTGGTGGTGTCGGTGCTATCCTTGACCACCAGGGCATCAACCATATTGAGGCCAATCTCAACCCACCGGTCGGGGATGGAGGTGATAGATATGGCAGGGCTGATGGTCCCCGCGGTCTGTTCGTATACCGCCGTGGTGGCAAAAAAAGCGGCGGCAAACAGGCGGGCGCTCAGTTGCCCGAAGACAATGGTGGCGGTCATGGGCTTGGGCAGGATGGCCGAGGCAATGACCTGGCCGTAATTGGTGCGGCCGTGGCCGGTGCGCTCCTTGCGTTCCGAGTCCGGCTTGGGAGTAAACTGCGAGCAGTCACCTTCCAGGGATAGGCCGGTGGGGTTGCCGGCGTCATCAAGGATATCCATGTACACGTCGGCGGCGCCAAGGAAGGAAAAAGGAATGTCACTCATGATGCTCTCCTGCGGGTCATGCCCGCTTCAATTATGTCAGTGAAAATGAAGCCGGTATGACCCGTACTGAAACCTGCAGCAGGTACACCACCGGCTTTGCTTGCTTATATCCCTGTAGGCCAGGGTGATCATGGACGGAAAGCGGTTGGGATCCTTTTCCTGGGAGCTTGACGTTGTGCAGCGCCATGAAAGACTGGTCGACCAGGTTGTACAGAGCACTTTCATCCGTATTCCCGTCCGCGTCCTTGACAGGGTTCGTTTCGACCTGCACAGCGACCCGCAAGTCTATTCTGGCTTTGGGAGAATCGTTGAGATTGCCATTGGCTGGGCAGCCATTGGCCCATACCCGAGCGAGTGGGTAGGTCGGATTGTCGCTGCCGATACCGCACACGGTTGAAAACGCGCCGGTTGCACGGAGCAGGTCCTGGATGGCCTTGACGATATCGGCGCGCATCATGGTTTTTCCTCCAGTCTCAGCACAGCGCCTCCTTGGCCATCGGGATCAATGGCCAGGAGGGTATAGTTGTTCCCGAGGATGGTCAGGCTGTCGCCATGATCGCCAGCGGCCAAACCTTCGACATCAGCCATGACGGCAATGGCGAACGGGCCGGAGTGATCGACGGATTCCCCGTTAAACTCGGTTGACGCATCAAGATAGGGATCAATCGTAATGGTTTCCGGCCCTCCATTGATAAGCGCCTCCATCCCGAAATCATCCAGGGCAAAGCCCAGGGTCTCGTTGGCATCGATCATGGCTTATAGGTATTCCAGGGCCACGACAAACTTACCGGCGGTCAGGGCTGCCGTGGCGATAGTGGCCACTACCTTCCTGCCGTTTTCCGTGGTCCGCACCGCATTGGCCGCAGTCCCGTCCGGCTTCACATCCAGCAGGGCATTGGTGACCATACCGGCCATGGCGGTCGCTGCCATTACATCGGTCGCACTTTCCACTTTCAGGGAAATCGAGGCTGATGCACCTCCAGCGCAGGCCGCCTTGACATGCACCATGCCGCCGGTGATAACCGCCCCTTCGGGAAAGCTGTCGCCGCGTAGGGTGATGTCGCCGATCAAGCCACCATCGACGGAGAAATCATATTCAAAGTACGCTACCCGCTTGACGGGTTCGAGTCCTCTACGTTCCATAATTGTTCTCCCTAATGGGCGCGGGACTGGCCCGCGCCATTTTCCTGTTTTGCCAACCGTTGGTTGACGGCAAAACGCATTTTTAATGGATGCACTTGTGTGCGGATCAGCCCCCGGCGTTCTTGATCATTGCCTTCCAGTCCACGGCCTTGCCGCAGACATCGATGCGCACCTTGTATTCCACTCCGTCCGTGGTCCAGCCGGTTTTGGCCTCCAGCCAGGGCGTGCGGTTGCCATTGAGGAAAAAGAGGCGCACAGTTTTGCGTTTGGGGCCGGCAAAGTAGTAGGCCGTCGGGCTCGCTTCATCGAGCCGGGCGTCATAGGCCCGCTGGAACCGGGTGCCACCGTAGATGTTGGTGCGAGTGCTGCCCTTGTTGTCCGAGGAGAACTGGTTCGAGGCAAAGAAGATCTCGGATGAACCCTCGATGGACTTGGGAGCGATGAAATACTGCAAGGGAATGTTTAATGCCCGCTTACTCTTGAGCCCCTTTTGCAACCCGGCCAATTTGATGGCCTCGGCAATAGTGACCTCACCGAGTACGCCTGCGGTCCCGATGTTTTTGTGGTTGGCATGAAACAAAGTTACCCCATCCCGCATGGCTGCGTTGGCGATGAGCACGCCGTAAGCGCAGTCGCCGATCTTGCGGCTGGCTGCCTCGCCCATGCTCATGTACATGTCGGCCATGGCCATGAGGTCATCGTTGATGACCGTGGTGCGGGTGATTGCCGCCAGCTTGCCGAAGGTGGCAATCTGGTACACTTCCTTGGCATCGCTCCGGTCGCCGTGTTTGTAGCCGGTGTCGTTCTTGATCTCGTCCAGGTCGTCAAATTCCGACACCATGGCCAGGGTATTCTGCTTGAAATCCGGCACTGAGCCGGTCCCATCCGCCCAGATTTCCCAGGTCTCCTCAGCCGAGGCATAACCTTCGAACAGGGCTTTGTTGGCCACGTTGCTCATGAGTACCGGCAGGTCGCTCACGGTCATGGCACGGCCGACCATTTCCATCGAATTCCCGCCCACTGACTGCCCGGCTTTACGCAGGCATTCACGAGCGATCTCCCGTAGGGAATAGCCGATGAAGTCCCGGCCCACGTCCTGGGCCCGGTCCACCTTCCATCCGCAGCCCTCCAGGGAGACAGCCAGACCTCGTTCTCCATCCAGCGGCAATCCGCACCGCAAAAACATGCCGGTACAGGCGGCGGCACGGAATTTATCGCGTTCATCCACCTGGACCTGCACCCCGGACGGGGCAAAGCCCGGATGGTGCGAAGCACTCCGTTGGGCCAGCGTCTCCAAAACCATGGAGCGGGCCTGGTCCATGGTCACTTCGGGCTTCAGCATGGCGGAGCGTTGTTCACCCTCAATGCCATGCCGGTTGCACAGTTCCATGATGTCCAACGCTCGGGCGAAGCCGTTGTCGGTGCGGGATGCATCAATCACTGGTGGCGGGGGAATGGCAACAGGGGAGGGCGCAACCGATACAGGTGCAGGCGCAGCCTGGCGATTTGCTGCAGGAACGGCCGGTTCAGACCGTTGAGCATCGCCGCCAACCCGTTCAGGCCCGTCAAACGAGACCCCTCGGCCCTGCATATCCTTGTAAAAATTCCACGCCTCATCCTCTGGGGCGTCGGCGCGGAGACCATTGGCCAACAAAAATGCTCGTAACTTGGGATTCATCATACCTCCTGATTATGGGCTCTCGCCCAGCTATGCGGCAAACAGCCGTTGTTGCGCCAAACGGCCAGCCGTACCAGATCCCCTGGTTGCCTTTGCCAGGCTGTCCGCGCCTATTGGCGTTAAAGTGAATTCCTTCAGCATCCAATCCGTGGACACCTTCAACGGACCGACAAAGGTCCGGCCGCGAATGACAACCTCAACCTCATCGGGCACCCAAATGGCGTTGAGCACCCGGTATCCGGCCGAGCCGTCGGTCAGGTGCTGGTCGACCACCTTTTGCCGGGTGCGCATTGCCTTGTCATCGGCGGCAAACCTGATCAACCCTTCAATGGCCTGATACTGCCCGGCCAGGGTTTGCTTGAAATCGGTGACCGATCCCAATTGGTCGTCAACGCTCCACCGGTTGTGGCAGTCCAGCAGAGGCACCTGCCGGTTTTCCGGGAACACAACGCCATCCATGAGCAGTACCTCCTGGACAATCCGGTCCAGGTCCCAGTCGTAGACCATGGCGGGTTGCTCGGTGGCCAGAGTCCAGCGGATCGCATCTGGATCCACGGCGGCGCGACAGGTGATGGAGCGCACGGTAAGCCCATAGGCCACCGGCATGCTCCCCAGGTATCCAGATCGTTCAAAAATGCCTTGCATCATTCGTCCTGTTGCTCGTTGTTCCCTTCATCGCCATCCGTTTCCTTGACGGAGGCATCGGCCTGGGCATCGAATTCGACCTGGATCTTGAGCGTAATCGGTCGGCGTGCATAACCATCTTCTTCCCATGCGCCCTTGACCGCCTCGGACATATCGGTCAATTCCATCATCCCCCGGAACAATTCTTCGTCCTCAGGTTGTGGGGTCAGACCGCCGGCCCGAACTCCAACGCCATAGGCGTCAAAGAAGGTTTTGAAGACCTCTGCGCTTTCTTTGCTGATGTCCGGATTCTCGCCTTTGCTTTGTATCTTTCCGGCTCTGTCTCCGCTTGCGGCCACCGCAGCCGGGTTGCTCTGCAGGGCGGTTGATACCTCTTCCAGTGACAATCCGCGGTCCTCGGCCATGCGCTTGAATTCCTGAAGCTCGTTGAGTACCTCTTCCGGATCCCGACCCCGGCCGATGATGATCTCCTGCGGGCTGTAGAGCAGGTTCTTCACCAGGTCGATCTGGCCCCGGCTCTCGCGGAGCAGGTCCAGCGGTTCAACCCCTGGCGGCTGCCATAGTCCCTCCCGCCAGTGGCGCGGATTCTGTTGGTAGCTGGGCATGTTCACCTTACCGGTCAGGTAAAGGGCATCGAAAAAGGCCCGGTTCACCTGGACGCCGAACTGGCGACAGTGCCGGCGAATGATCGGCCGGGTCGCCTTGGCAAAATCATTGCGCACCGTGCGTGTAGTGTTGTAGTTCAGGCCACCGTAATCGCCGGCCACCAGCTCGTAGGGCACGCCCACACTGACCGCCAGCATCTGGAGGATGAATTTGGCAAATGGCGAGAAACTCTCGCCCGGTACATCGGCGGTATTGACGTTGACTTTGTCGCCCGGCTTCATGAAATCGACGATCGCGTTTTCAAGGACGGTCATTCGGTGACCAGTCTCCGGATCCTTGGAGGTGCGGCCTCTCTGCCAGCTGGCGATATCCGCCGTCTCCACAAAGGCCAGCCATTTGCTGGCCATCTTGGCCCGGTCGATATTGGCTCCGATAAACTCCTGCAGATCGTCAGCCAGGAGGATCGCCGGGGTGAACGGGCTGATGCCCCGGAGCTGGCCAGGCCGTAGCGACTCGAACCCATGCACAAAGTGTTCGGCTGGCACCCGCTGACTGCGCACGTTGCCGGTCAGGGGGGAAAAGCCATCTGGTACCCGGAAATGGGCCGCAATCACCCGGCCGGTTCTCCGGTCGAACTCCAATCCCTGATCCACCAGGTTGTCGCCCTGGGCAACGGAATACTCGCTGCTCAACCAGTCGGCCTCGTAGGCCTGTATCGCCAACGGCAGATAACGCCCAGGCCGCTTGTCCCAGACGAAGACCAGCAGGCTTTCACCGTCGACCACGTCCTGCCGCCGCCACATCCGCTCCATTTCGTGGTAATGGAGTCTTCCGGCTGCATCGCATTCATCCATCCACCATTTGCGCGCATCCTCGATTTGGCCGATGGACGCGGAATCCAGTTCAGGCTTGCCGGCTTTGCCCGTGGTCCGGGTGATCCGGCTTTGAAAGGCGATGCCTTCGCCCACGGTGAAATCCACCAGATTTTTTGCGGCCCGCGCAAAGTAGGCAAAATCCCCAACCAGCTCCCGGGTGCGGTTGCGGACCGCTGGATTGCTGGTGCGGATCAGGGTGTTGATGTCCGTTCCCACCGGCGCCCAGTCACCCAACAGGCGAGATTCCTTGGCCGCCGCATACTGGCGCAGGCTGACATTGCGGATGCGGGCCTGCAGCATCCGGCTTTCCAGGCCTGGCAGCAGCACGCCCACCGCACGGTCAATCACCCGTTCCATGGCGACAAGCGCCCTTTGGCCGTTAAATCTCAAAACCGCCTCCCTGCCTTGGCATAGATCCGGGTCGGCACATCGGCGGCGCTCTGCACCTGGTCCCGTTCACCGATCAGTTCCTTGAGGTACTTTTGCAATTCAGGAAGGTTTACCCGCTGGCTCTCCGAGGCCGTCCCGGATCCGCTCCGGCCATACTTCTGGCTCTCGAGCGTTCGGTGGATCGACTGCCGGACCAGGGCAATTTCCGTGGTGTATTCCTCAACCGTGTCGAAATACATCTACCATCGCCTCCTTTTTGGGGCCGGCTGCTCTGGTTGGACTTCCGGCTCGATTGATTCAGGTTTCCAGTCGCGGACGCCCATGATATCGATGGCGGCCATGCCGTAGACCGAGATGTCCCAGTCGTGGTTCTCCTTGCCTGGCGGGCAAATCCAGTAGCCCCGGTCGTCCTGGTACTCAACGCACATCTGGGCCGCGTAATCCTTGCCAATATCCGCGTGGATCCGTAAGCTGCCAGGATCGCCCGGCTCCCCCGCCAGAGTGCTGGCCAGGTCGTTCTTGTAGAGGGTGACGTTGAGGGTGTAGAGGTTGAGGCCGCCGGAAATGGGCACCTTTTTGCCGGAGCGCGACGGCAGATACTCCAAACGGGTGATGTTCCACGGCAGGCTCTGGGTTCTGCGGCCTTTGATCGGAAAGAAAATCGGGTGTTTTTTGCAGAACAGATAGACCTCACGGGTCCGGCTGTGCTTGGGATGATACGGATCCGTGCCGCCGCCGGAATCGATCCAGCCGGCTGCCACCCGGTACGCATTGCCTGCGGCGTCCTTCCAGTCCCGTTCGGCCAGGTCAACCAGATTGTCGAATCCGCGCACCTTTCCCCGGTCAATGACGCTGATGGTCATGTCCTCGCCCCAGCCGCAGGCCCAGACCTGATAGCGGAAATCGTGTTTCTGGGTGTCGACCAGGAGCAACAGGCAGGAGGTATCCGCAGGTACCGCCCGCCGGGGCAAGCTTTCGTCCTTCAGCCGCAGGATGGAATCTTCATCGCGGTCCTTGATTTCGGCCTGGTAGTCATTGGCCTCGACACCATTGGCCCAGGCGATTTTATCGGTGAGCTTGCCTGCCAGGTTCTTCAGCCAGGCCACTCCGATTTCCCTGAGGGTGACGTCGAGGCAGTCCCAGGCACGGTGGATGAAGCCGACACGTTCGGGCCGGGTGAGTTCCCCGCCCTTGATTGCCACCCACGATCCGCCCCGGATCGCCTGGATGCGCCGCTGTTCATCCATCTCGCCACCGCAGAGATGACAGGCCAGGGTCACGCCATCATGCTCGACCTGCTCAATGGTGGTTTTGTCGTCGATTCCCAGATGCTCGCCTTCAGGACGGATCAACTCGCTGCAGTGGGGGCAGCGCAGCCGGTATTCCCATATCTGATGGCAGGACTCGACCCCCTCACGAATGAAGCGGCCGGCAGGGGTGGAGCAGAAAAATCCTTTTTCACGGCCGCGGAATGTACGGGCACGCAGCCGGATAGCGGTAATGGGGTCCTTTTCCTTGCCCTTCTGGCCGTCCTCATCGCCACCGCCATTGCTGGTGGAGGTGGCAAAGACGAACTTGTCCACTTCATCGCAAAAATAGGCCTGGGCGGACCAGGTGGCCGTTGCCAAAGCACTCGATGCCCACGATGGACGGACGGTCTTGCCGTTTGCCAGGCGTACACGGGTAATGGCGGTGTCGTCCTTGCGTGGGCTGAGGTAGCCGCGCAGATGCGGCGACTGCTCGAGCATGGGCCGCAGTTTCTGGTCAACGATGTTCTTGGCGCTCTCCTCGGATGGCATGAGGTAGAAAATGTCGCCGGACAATTGCTCGATTGACCAGGCCAGGCAGTTGGTGAGGGTGATGGTTTTCCCGGATTGGTCAACGCCGCAGTACCAAATCTCGCGTGTCCAGGGATTGCTAAAGATGGCGAGGATCTTGGCGGTATGGGGGGCATGCTCGCGCCTCCACGGACCGGGATGGGCACCATCGGTGACGAAGCGGTAACGCTCGGCAAACTCGAGGGCGGTGATCCGCTCGGGGGAGCGGATGAATTTGCGCAGGTGACGGGGAAAGGTGATGACCGGGCAACGATCAGAGGTAACGCTACGGCCGGACAGCCGACGGCGGACAACGGCAGGAGCACAGGGATACAGCCTGAACACCGGGGTGGCTATCGCCAGTTGTCGGGCAGAGCTGGACATTGATCACCGTGCGATGGGAGCGCCGCCGGAAGGGTCGGAACAGTATCCTTCCGGCGGCTAAGGAGCGACGCGAAAACCAGAGGTTCACGCGCCTATCCTACACGGTGTTTTTGGGGGTTTTGCAAATGTCGGCAAATGTCGGCAAATGTCGGAATATTTCCGCAGATGTCGGCAAATGTTTGGATTTATCGGTTGACGTCCATTGAAACGTCCATAATTCAGTATACTCCGCCGATCTTCCGCAAGGTGTATGTGCTCGATTGTACGTCATTGTGCAACATTGTACCTTGACGTGGTTTTTATCTCCTGACGAGGCGGAGATTATTTTTGTGGACTGGCGGCACTTGGTTGATCCGGTTGAAACTCTCCTTGGTGTCGCGCCACATCTCCTTGAGTTCGGCGAATTCGCGGATCAGCTCATGCAGGCTGCTCAAGGGGACACTGACCATGGTCTCCGGGCCTTGCTTCCGAGGCAGGGGGATAATCTTGCTCATGCCGCCACCTCCTGGCGCAACGCTAATCCGATAACCAGGATCATGCCGCTCCGCTTTTCAAGGGTAAATCCAAGCTGGCGGAGCGTTGCGGCAAGCGCGCGGGAGTCCCCGATTTGGGAGGCGGTCAACTGCCGCTCCTGACACCAGCGCCGATACGCGGCATAAAATTCGGTCAGGGGAATGCGGTAATCCGTGATGGTTTCGGTATGAGCAGCAAGGAAAGCCTGGACAGCGTCTTCCCTTTCCCGGCCGGGCCGGAGGTGCGCAGCCTCTTCGATCAGATCCTCGACATCGACCCCGGTCAACCGTTGCAACAGGGTGAGGGTGGTTTTGGAAGGCCGGAGAATGATCTTGGTGAGGTCGAGGGTGTAGCGGATATCAAGCCCGGATTGCGGCGACACCGGGCCGCGCAGGTGGCTATGATGGACATCGATGCGGCGGCGGTCACCACCGGAGCATCGTTCCATTAGTTCCTGCTCCATCTGGTTGAAGGCTTCGATGTAGGCGAGCTTGAATTGCATGGCCGCCTTGCCGGTGAAGCCCATGGCCAACAGGGTGAAGCCGTCGCGGGTGATCTGGTACATCGGCTGGCACTGCCCCCGGTCATTCACATAAGTTGACTGTGCAAAATTGCACAGTGAAAACTCTTCTGGAACATCAAGGTTCCGGATAGAGCGCATGACGCTTGGGTGTTTCTTGCTAAAAACTTCGGCAATATTGAGGGAGGTGGTGACCGGACGGCCATCAACGAGGTCGAGACGAGGGATTACGGCAGACGTGTTCATAGACAGGCTCCTTTGGCGTGGACGTAACCACCCTTTGCGCTGTCAAACGCAAAAAGGGCGGAGATATGCGGGTTGACAGACCGGGCCAAAGGAACCGGCGGGCACGAGGCCCCCCGCACACCACCACCCAAAAGGAGCAATGCTGCGCAATGGACGCAAAAAAACCGCCGAACTGAGAGTTGAGGCGGTGCGTCCGCCTTTGGCAACGGGCTGTCAAACCCGGCCACGGATTTTGCCGTGACGAGTTCACCGTACTCTGCCCCCATCGTCATTTCAAGCGGTTTTTGCATAGTTTTTTTCAAGTCATTGACGCTGATTCCTGCGAGTGGCACAATGAAAACGCCAGTAACCATCCATCCAGCGCAGAAATCAGCGTCAACCTCTATCTTGTCCGAGGAGCCATGAAAAAATCTGTTTCCAGGTCACAAATGCCTTACGATTGTCCCAAAACAGGGCAGAGAGAAACCGTAACCATTGAAAACACCACTATTATTCACAAAACCAGCAGGTCTATGAATCCAACAACCAGCAGTCACACAAGGCGCAATATCGTAGATTGCTCTGGAATTGAGGACTGTGGTGTCAAAACGACTCATACTTCAGGGATGGTCGTCGGCTCTTCGTTTTCCTGGGAGATATGTCCGCTCTTAACCACCCTGAACACTCGGTGAAAGAAGTCTGAGCCTGGAGTAAAACCGAAGTCACCAGCCTGCACCTCAATGATCTTGAGCCAAGCCCCATTTTTGTGCAGGGCTTGAATTTCAACGCTTTCAGTGCAGAAATCCTCTTCTGCGTCGATATCGATCACGTAAACGACTTTTTTTGTCATCAAATCACGAGTTGATTCCAGCTCTTCCTTTTGTTTCGCTAATTGTAAAATCTCGTCAACCCTTACCATCTACATACCTCCGTTAGTGGTTTTCTGCGTGTTCATGCACCATGGCCATCTTACCCGCATAAAGCCGTCGCTGCCAAGCCGCCAGGGCCTCCTTGTCGGCGCAGATACGGGCTCCAGGCCGCTCCTGATACACCGGCATATCGTCGCGATCCTCCATCCAACCCCGCACGGTTCGTTCGGAGACGCGCAAAAACGCGGCCACTTCCTTCATCCCAATTAACACCGCCTCATTCTCGCTCATCGCCACTCTCCTCTTCTGCTTCAAACTCTCCGGACTCTATCCGCATCACGGCCAGCTCATTAAAGGCCTTGTTGATCACCATCTCAACCACTTTGTCCGCCACCAGCGGCCCCTGGTGGTAGTCTCCACCTGCCTCGAGCACGATCTCGGTGGCGCTGATGCGGGCAAAGTGCTCCAGGTTGCCTCGCAACAGGTTGTACCCAGCCATGAGCTGCGCCCAGTGATCGTCGGTTCGCATCCATTCCCGGTCTTCCGACCGGGCCCTGATGGCAAGGCGGTCAACCTCAAGTTCCAGCTTGCGCAACTCAAGGCGGCCTTTTTCCTGATTCCTGTCGACCAGGTTAAGATCGACCACGGGCGCATCGCCCATAGCCTTCAGCAAATACTCAGCCACTGATGCCCGTGACACGCTCTTGTCAGGGTAGACCAGAATCTGCCGGCAACGCCGTCGTCGTAGAACTTGCGCTGCGACAAGGCCACGGCCTTGCCTCTGAGCTGATCCTTTACCCAGCGCCAGGCGACTGATCGGTTTTTGAACCTTTCCCGTGGCTGATTAGCCACAGTCTCCCCTGTGGGTTCGTCGGTTCTCATGGCGTTGTCTTTACCGGAAACGGCAGCGTCATCTGCAGTTCCTCGCCGGTGGAGGGGCGGTCGCCACATTCCCGGCAAGCCTGTTCCATTCTTTTTGCCCGGTCACGAATGGATGCCATGTAATCGGCGCCAACCGGTTGGCCGCCGACCAAGCCGCGTCTGGGGAGAACAAAGATTGACCGGATCATCGCTTTCCTCCTGTTAAACGCCTAATCAATTGAAACAATTGCATCTATCGGAATAAATACAGCGAGCTTTTCGTTTTTTTGAAAAACTCCCCCGAGCTTTGGAAATGATTCTCTGGTTTTTCCAAGATATGTGGCTCCACTTTTATACATTGATCCATCATATGTAAAAACTGTCCCTGGCTCGATATGCTTGTATTCTGTTAGCATTTTTTATTTCCCTCTGTGCCGATTGCGGCCGATTGCTCCCGCCATTTGTTGCCGGAGGCCTGTATCCTGGCCTCGCATTTCGGACACAGGCTCAACTGTTCCGGCCCCTGCGGAAACGATTTTCCACAATCGGCACAGAGGAGTCGGATCAAAGTCATGTTCCGTGGCGATAGCTGCTTATCCTTCATGCTTCCCGATGGACGACACCCACCCGGCCCTGAAGTACCTTGAGGGCGAAATCCGCCAACTGATCGCAAATAAAGTCCTTTTCATAACCAGTCCGTAAGTTGAGCTGATGCAGGAAGCCCGAGGCCTACATCTTTGCAACAGGATGAATAGTCAAAAAGCATCGGATGTCGGCGAATGCTATCCATCACAATCTGGCTGATCTGGCCGGGAATTTTCGCGCGGGCTGCAGGATCGGAAGACGAATAGCTTTCCTTTTTCCGGTACTCGATAGAGTGAGCGCCGGAGAAGGGGAAAACGCCCCAGAGGAAGAACGGGCCGAAGCTGGCCCGAGGCCGGCCAAGGACTGGAGCAAAATACTTGATTGCGCCGCGTACGTTTTCGATGATCCAGTATTTGGGGCGGGCTTCTTCGATGATCCGCTTGCAGGCAAGCACAATGCTCATGTCCGGCGGATTACCCGTCCGGCACCAAGGCATTGATTCCCGGCTGAACTCAGTGCAGGGCGGCGAGGCCCATATAAAGTCAGGACGTGGGCCGTCATAACGCCAGGTCATCAGATCGGCGACAACGTCCGGCGCAAACCGTTCGTCAATATCAACCGTGACAACCGACCAGCCGGTGGACTTCATCGCCTGGCTGGCTCCTTTCAGGCCGCAACAGAGATCAAGCATCAGCATGGCGTAAGCTTTTCAACTTTCCCGGTGGACGACACCCACCCGGCCCTGGAGCACCTTGAGGGCGAAATCCGCCAACTGATCGCGGACCAGGTCCTGTTCATAACCAGTTGCCAGCACAGCTTCGGCAAAGGGCGTTTCCTTCCACTGCTCCACACCTTCAAGGCGATTTTCCAATTCGGAGATCCGATTGGCCAGAGTAGTGTTTTCATCGATCAACCGTGCAGTCCGCTGCCGGTGGCCGGTGTTTTCGGCATGCAGGCCTGAAACCGTTTGGCGCACCATTGCCGGCACATGGACGGCGCCGTCTGCTGCGTCAAAATTAGGGTCAAGGCTTTCGCCAATTTCCAACAAGAGCGACCAATTCCGTTCAGCTTCCGCACCCTGTTTATTCAGCAGCTCCTGGGCGTCGACAAGTTGGTTGCCAAGGGCCTGGACCTCTGCAGTCAGTTCGTCGCATCGCCGCGCCAGTTCCTGCTTCTCTTCATCACCGGAACCTGCTGCCGGCAAGAGTTGCGGCAGCAACTTGCGCAGGGCTTTTTCCACGGCCTCCGGCCGGTTGGCCATGGCGCCAAACAGGTTGCCGCAACTGGCGCAGACCAGATCCCCATGCAGCCTTGTTAGGGTCATGTTTTTGCGGCCGCAGTTTTTGCATGTTCCATCTAGCCTTTTTCCGCTCATTTCTGGCTCCTTTTTCGGTTGTGCCGAGTCTCGCTCGGCGTCTAAAACCTTCAGATCCACCACCTGCAGTTCAGGCGGCCTTTTTTCTCCCAGGCATTGCAGGCAACGGCTCAGCCGAGCCACTGCCAGGGAAAAACCACTCTTTTCTTTTATCGCCTCACGGGCCTGGCCCAGCGCAATCCTACAGGCCGAGGCAAAGCCATGTTCCGTCATTCGGACCGGCGTCCCTTTGGTGATCGGGCAGACGGCCCGCACTTCAGGTTCTTTACGCACCTCCTCAGACATACACTGGCCCCATGCCCGCCTCGATAAAGGCATCGTTGAGGACTGCCACCGGCGAGCGGTGCGTCAGATGCCAACCGCCGCAGGCGGGACAGTTATACGGCTTGACCCGCACCCCCTTGCGGTTGAGTTCAATGGCCCGGCGGGTTGCCGCCTCCCGACTGGCGTACCGTTTTTTATCCCGACAAGACTTTTTGATCTTCGCCATGTTATGCCGCATTGGTGACCTCGCTGTGCAGTTGTCTAAGCGCGTCAGCGCCAATGTATCGGCCGCGTGGAAGCAACTCCAAGAATTCCGCCACCGCGCCGCCGCCGTACATGATCCGGGTGATTTGCCCGCGCCGTATAAAAGCATCCAGTGTATCCGCATCACGCCGAAACCGGACCACCAGCTCCCCGTGGGGTGCGCAGCCATACCACACCACACCGGATTCGGTGTGCAGGAGTTCGGTAAAGCCTTCGATATCGTCCAGGGGCAGTGCAGAAGAGGAGAAGAAATCACCGCCCCCATCCCCCGATGAGGACAGCTCAGGGGAAATGGGGCTGTCCTGGCGAACGGGCGTTGAACGCTCAGGTTCCGGTTTATCGACCGCAGATGAGGCGCGCGGCAGTACCGGCGGCAGGCCCGATTCCACCCACTGGCGCAGGTCGCCGCCATGGTCGCGAACAAAATCGCCCGGATCCTTGCCGGCCGGCATCGGCCAGAATCGCGCCTGGCGGAAACTCCGGCGCCACCGCTTGACCGAGGCAGGCCCGGCGCCCAGCTTGCCATCCTTGGCCGGGTCGGCATCCAAGGCCACGAGAATCACCGGTAACTTTTCCAGCTCGGCCCGCAGTTTGACATCGATCCCGCCGGCCACCGTGCCCAAAGCCACCACCAGTACATCTTTGTGGGCGGCGGCCACGGCCATGGCATCCAATTCCGCCTCCACGATCACCGCCCCGCGTGCCGGTCCCGATGGCCGCAGAACCATGGGCAGGTTGCCGCTGCCCTTGATCCAGACGTATTTGCGGTCGGACAAAAATTTTTCCCGCGCCGCCGGCGGCCTGCGGATCCGCAGCCGGTGCAGCTCGCCGTTGCCGTTGAAAATCGGAATCACCAACCCGCCAGGCACCCACAACCGTTCTTTGCCTTCCTCGACCGGCAAGCCCAACTCGAGCCGGTCCACCCGCAGATCGTGCGCCAGCCACCCCAGCTGGTGCTGGTCGACCTGGGCGTTGCCGATGCCACGGCTCCCCAGCCAGCGGATTTCTTCTGGCTCCTTGGCTAGGGACTGCCGGGCCTTTTCCAGCAGCTTTCCGGCCCAGGTACGCCATGCGGTTCCTGGCTGGACGGCTGTCACCTCGGCAAGAGCGTCCGGATTGCCGCCAACCTGCGGTCGCACCGACCGTGGCCGTCGTTTTACCGGTTCGCCGTTGCGGCACGGGCCGTAGTTCGGGCAGGAAGGGGAACAATCCTTGCCCTCGGCATCGTGGGCATCGCGGCAGCTCATGCCTTCCATTTCCCGCAGCCACTTGATGCGATCACCCTTGAAGCCACAGGCAAAGCAGCGAAATCCACCATCGGTGAACAGCACGAACTTGTCCGAGTCCTTTGACCCGCCGCACTTGGGACACGGTCCGGTGTGCCGGTTGCCGCTCTTCCGCAGGCCATACTTGGCCGCTATGTCGTGTGCGGCGCTATGCATGGTGGTCCTCCAGCTGCGCGACAATCTTGGCTAGGTTCTGGGCCATTTCAATACGATGCCCAACCGTAGCGACAAAGAGATTGAGATGGTTGCAGAGGAGGCTGGCCTCGGCTGATGGGAAAGGCTTTTCATTGACAGGTTGTTTCCATGTGGATACATTGCATCCATGCAATACGAACTGCGGAGCACGGAACATTTCAACCGGTGGTTGAGCAAAGTACGGGATAAAACCACCCGTGCCAGGATATTTCATCGGCTTGACGCGGTCGCCATGGGTTCTTTTGGCGATCATAAAGCGCTTGCCGCGAATTTGTTTGAGTTGAGATTGTTCTTTGGTCCGGGTTACCGGATTTATTACACCGTCAAAGGGAAGGAGATCGTCTTCCTTTTGGCGGGCGGCGACAAATCGACACAGGCAAGCGATATTGCCAAGGCCGCAGAACTTTTGGAAAAATTGGAGGACTGAACCATGGCTCTGAAAACCACCCCTTTTGATGTTGCTGAACACCTGAACTCCGATGAGGACATCAGGCTGTTTTTGCAGGCAGCGCTCGAAGAAGGCACGGAAGAGGAATTCATCCATGCCTTGAACACTGCTGCCCGCGCCAAAGGAATGACCGAGATTGCCAAAAAATCCGGAGTTACCCGCGCCAGCCTGTACAAATCCCTTGCCGATGGAGGCAAGCCGAGGTTTGACACCATCGTCAAAGTGACAAAGGCGCTTGGCTGCAAACTGGCGCTCGTCTGACAGAACGACTGTGAAAACCCACGTAGAGTTCGTGGAGCAGATATTGCTAACCCACATGGTCAAGTGATCCATTCCTGACAGGGGCAAAGCTTTGAGCATCTTTTGCTGAGTTTTATCGTTCATTTGCTTTCGTCCTGCTCGTCCTGGTTCGTCTTTTTTCGTCCTGATTAATTTTTTGTAATGATTTTTATAGGATGAAGTACATATCAGGACATAGGATGAAATATGTGATGTGCGCGCATGGAAAAAATTGCCCAACATGATTCACGGAAATTTTCCATGTACGCGCCCGCGAAGTTCGTCCTGTCGTCCTGTTTTTGGTTTTTTTGTTTTCATTTCAAATAATTGCGCCATCAGGACGGGCCAGGATGAACTAGGATGAGGCAGGATGAGGCGGTTCGTCATCGCGCAACATCTCTCTGGATAGCTCCGGATGGTACAAAACTCCGCGCACATAGATCTTGCCGCCCCGTTTCTCCAAGGTGTAGCCCCGTTCGCGCAAGGCTTTGGCCAGCGTCCGGTTGGCAGGCGCTTTTTTCGGGTCGCCCTGGTTGAGGCCCCACCACCAGAGAAAGCACTGGTAGAGGCCCTGGAACCCTATCTCCCTGTCGGGATCGTCGGGCGAGGGCAGCAGGCTGTCATTGAGGAACTCGGTCAGATAGTCTTCGGCGTTGGCTAGATCGGCGGCCGAATCCAGAATCTCTTGGGGCGGATCCAGCCCCCGCTGCTGCCATTCCAGGCAACCCTCAACCAGCCATTTGAGGATACCCTCCCGGTTTTGCATTAACCGGTCCTTGAGGTGCTTGTCTTTCTTGCGAAATCGGTCCGCCAGGGGTGGAAATTTTTTGGCCTCCGCCTCTGGATCGTCGACATAGGCCCATGGAAAATCGATCTTGAGCAGCCGCTGCACCAAGCTGAATTCGGAGCCCATGCCCACCGGCATGTGGTTAGTGTGCAGGCAAAGGGTGTGCGTTGGGTCGAAGACGAACATCTTGCCAAAGTTGGGGCGGCACTCGACCTTGTCGTCTCCGGTCAGGCCCTTGACCTGGCCCGCGTCGATACGCTGGCCGCGTTTGGATTCCCCGGCCACCACCAACCGTTTGCCGTGCAAGGCGTACTTGTGCTCACTGGCAGCATTCGGAGAGGGGTCAAACCGCTGTTCGGTGATCATGGAAGGGCTGATCACGTGGTAATATGGCCCGAGCACTGAACCGATGCAGGAGAACAGCACGCCTTTGCCGTTGCGACCACCGCCGATGAACACCGCGATGTATTGCTCGTAGCTGTGGCCGGTAAGCGCGTAACCGAAAAAACGTTTGAGAAAATGGGCTACCGCTTCCGATCCGCAGACCTCGACCACGAATCGATGCCAATCCGTGTAGTCCGCGTCATTGAGAAAGCCAACGTCAATGGCTTTGGTCATCAGATCCGCAGGGTTGCCGTCCAGGAGCACACCGGCGGTCAAGTCGATCACTCCATTGCCGCAGGGAAGAAGCATCGGTTGCCGGTCCATCTCCAGTTCACGGCAGGCCATGCTCTTTTCCACCACCGGCGCCCAGACCAATGCCTTTTTCGCGCCGTTCTCGGTGCGCAACCGGTCAACCCGTTTTCGGTAACGCTTTGCCAAGTCCAGCACCTTGTCGGCCTGTTCCTTCTTCCCGGATTCCTCGAGCTTCTCGGCCTCGGCAAACAGGTCCAGCGCCCGCTGCTCATACTGCAACGCCACCGCCTCAACCGCCTTGAAGGCCGCGCGAAAATCATCCTGCTCCCAGACAATCCCGGTCCAGCGTAGCCACGCCCCGTCTTTCGGAGTGGTGTTGAATAGGTATCGCCCTTTGTGCAACGTGGCGTACAACACACCGTCGCCGCGTTCGTTGGCATCCAGACAACTTTTTACAAAGTCATCCTCGAGATCCATCAGCTGGTCTTCTTCCTGTTCCAGTTCACGCGCCCGGTCGACCACTTTGCCGGCCATGCTTTCCCCTGCCATGGGCTATGCCTCCGCCAAAATATTGACAGGTTGGCAGGGGTAACCCACTGACAATCCATCTCTTGTTGGAAAAATCATTTGTCCACCTTGTTGCAGAATTTTTTGCATTTTTGCATCGGACCAATATTTTCTAAATGCACCCACACGCCGGGGCGCGAAACACCCGCAGTGGTGAGGGCCGGGGGAGGACCCGTGAATGGTCATGACCACAGGCCTCCACCTGCTTGACAACCTGAGGGGGTGTAAGGGGCTCCCCGTCATGACTTCAGAAACGTGTTGAATGTGTCCCAAAACAATGGCTCGAATCGTTGCTTGAACGTGCCTTGGGCCACGCCATAGAAATCGAGTAGCGGTTTAACTCGGCGCCCCGTGCGACCGGCGAGCAGGACAGGGCGCAAGCCCCTGGCGCGAATGACCGAGGCGAACCGGCCACGCGTGCGGCCTTTCTGGTACGACTTGGACCGGTCAAGGAAGGTGCGCTTGGTCTTGGCGCCGAACCCTGCGCCCGTCTGGAATCGTTGATACACGCCCATTGCTAGGTTGCCCCGCTGCCGGCGGTCGATGACTACATAATCCCGCTCCCTGGTGTTACGGCGGCGGGATCGGTCGGTGATGTTGGCGCTGTACCCAGCCGCGATCTCGGCCCGGCCCAGCACGGATAGGATTTGCCGTATCTGGCCAGGAGAGATGTTGCCGTATTGGTTGAGCTTGGCCCCCAGTGCCGGCGTCAATTCCCCAAGGCCAACGCCGCGTTCAAAGCCCTTCTGTTTGCGCTGTCCTCCATCCACCTGGGGCAAGAGGTAATGCTGCCCCATGCGGTCGGGCTCCTTGAACCAGACGGTTGCCTTGAGGTCGTTTTTCGTTGCGGGAGTGAGCTGAAGGGAGTTGAGCGTATAACGAGTGGGATTGTCGAAGACGGCTTTCATTTCCACGCCCTCGGCTTCTTTGATGAGCTTGCCGGTCTTGTTGAGGGCAACGGCGCAGGCTCGGTGAGCTTTTCCAGGGAATGCGGCCAATGCTTTGGCCACTTCATTTAATCCGGAAACGGTAACGTTTAGTTCCATTTCAATTCATCATAGCTGGGGGGAATCTGCCCTGGCAGACGATGAACAGGGCAGGGGAGTAGCGCACCCGGTGGATTGACCGTAGCGCTTGAATGCGCCTTGCCGGCTTATGCCGAGGGCACGGCCAACGTGGTCCCACGATCTTCCGATCCGGCGCTGGCCATCAATGGCCACTTTGATCGCTCTTTCAAGTTCGTCACGCATGTCGACCAGCCTGGACAACTCATGTTCATCCGCATCGGCGACGCGTTTGCCTGCGGCCCGTATCATTCTCGCCAACATGCCCAACCATTCGCTTGTCTCGACTCGTTTCATGCGGTTTCGTGTAAACGGTTTGTTGACATCTAATCGTTGATAATTGCCGGTCGTACCCATCGCTTTGCCTCATCCGCAGTCAGCGTGTTATTTCTTGAGCTTAGCGCAGAGCAACTCCACCTGTTCGCGAACCGAGGCCTGCTTCGACATATCCTTGGTGATGGTCTCGATGGCGTAGAGTACGGTCGAGTGGTCGCGGTTGTACATGGCGCCAATGTCGGCCAGCGATTTGTCGGTATACTTGCGGGTGAGGTACATGGCCATCTGACGGGGAAAGGCGATGGAGCGTTTGCGCGAGCGTGAGCGCAGGTCGTCGACGCTGACCCGGAACTGACGGACAATCAAGTCACGGATGGTTTCGCCGGTGATTTCCACCGCGTTGCCGATCAAACCGTAGATAACGTCCCGCACCATGCTCAGGTTCGGCGGCGCTCCCAGCAGGCAGGATTTGGCCTTAATGCCGATGATGGCGCTCTCCATCCGGCGCACGTCGCCTTGCAGAGTCTCGGCCATGAAATCCACCATATCGTCGTCGTCGCCCAATCCGTGCAACTGCATCTTGTGGCGGATGATCCGCGCACGGGTGGCGTAATCCGGCGATTCGATCCCGGTCACCAGGCCCGAGGTCATGCGGCTGCGAAAGTCGTCATCCATGCCGGCCAGCTTGGTCGGGGCCAGGGCCGAGGTGAGAATGACCCGGCGGCCCGATTTGATCAGGTAGTCGAGGATGGTATTGAGTTCTTCCTGGGTCTTATTTTTGCCGGTCAGGGTGTGGATGTCCTCCACCAGCAGCATGTCGCAGTCGTTGATGTATTTTTTGGAAAACTGCTCCATGGAGTTGGAGCGGATGCCCTTGACCATTTCGGCCGAAAACTGCTGGGCGGTCAGGTAGTGCAGCCGGGTGGAGGGCGAGGAGCGCAGCACCTGATGGACCACGGCCTGGGTAAGATGGCTTTTGCCAAGCCCGGTGGAGCTGTTCATAAACAGGCAATGACCAAAGGTGGAATCGCCGGTGGCCAACGCCTGACAGGCGGAACGGGCCAGGATGTTCGATTCGCCGACCATGAACTGGTCAAAGGTGTAGGCCGGATGGAGCGAGCGCAACCGAGGGCCGCCGTTGACCACGCCAGGAAGCCGCAACTGGCCACCCTTACCGCTTTCAACCCGCAATGGCGGGGCGTCGGCCACTTTGATGCGCACATCGGCGAGCTCGCCCACTTCAGAAACCTTGCTGCGAATCAGCGCGAGGTAGTGATCTTCCACCCATGCGCAGAAGAACCGGTCCGGCCCGACAAGCTCCAGCACCTGATCGTCTTGCCGCCGACATTCCAGCGGTTTGATCCACAGGCCGAATTCGCTTTCCGGTAAGGCTCCGTGCAAAGAGGTTTTGATCGCATTCCACAGCATGGGTTTCTTTTCCCTGTAATAATGAATTGGTATCAAAAACGGAAAGACCTGCGGCCGTCCCCTCTTATCTTCTGGGCCTTGTCGACCGTCTCCATTTTTCCTTGTTGGCCGCTCATCAGAAATTATTCCGGTAAAAGGTGGAGAGCTCCCCCGCTTCAGACGCCCGCGCCTGTTCGCTGGCCCCCACCATTGCTAGGTTGTAAGGAGGGTAGGTCGGGTGTGATGCGGGGACCGGCCGCACAGCAGGGGTGCATGCAATACCGGCGAGGGTGATGTACAGGAGTGACGTGCAGAACATGATGATTGCACAGATGGCCATCCAATCAATCGCCATGTTCTCCATGTCCCGCTTGCTCATCTGCAACCGTCTGCTCTTCATCGACATCGCCCGCTCCGCTGCTGCCGATCTGTTCATGGGCAAAGCCTCTTGAGCCGTTCCCGGTAGTCGGCCGGGGTTTTTGGTGTTTTTGCATTGCGGGGCTGTGTGCCGCCGTATTCCGTCTCCAGGCTGGCAGCCAACTTGACCAGCTGCCCGGCGATAACCCGGAGCATGGCGGCCACAATCCGCTGTTGATGAGCGGCGGGATGGCTCATCACCCCACCTTGTCCTTGCAATACTTGGCAAAGGTGCGGTCAAGCTCATCCATGGCCGCATGCTTCAGCTCATGCACCACATCGACTGGTTTGCCCGCCTCGATTGCCCGCTGTAACGAGGCGACAGCCGCATAGTCGGCCAGCACCTCTTGCTCCATGGTATCCTTGACCAGCGGCACAACACCAACCACCACATCCTGCTCCAGTGCTGTTTCCAGATACCTGATCGCAGCCCGTGCCGCATAGCCGTAGCCGACAGCGTCCATGCGCTCGAACAGCGTGTGGAGCAACTCCAGCGGACTCTTGCAACGCACTTCGGTGCAGGTTGGATCCTGAGCCCAATCGTGCGCCGACCGGATCGACCGATTAAAGATGCGGGCGACCACTGCCGCCCCCATCGCCTTGCGCGCCCCATGGAACACTTGCCACGGTTGCATTTTCGGCTGCTGTTCTGTCATGGACTGGCCTATAAATCGTGATATTCTGAAGTCATGCGAATCTTTTCTTGTAAACATTGCCCGCGCCCTGATAGGATGAACGAATGCCGCCAAGCAATACGCCCAAGTTCCGCCCAGGGTGCGGGGCTTTTTTTTATTTTCAGATCACATTGGAACCGTAATGACCTACAAAGATGTAATTCTGCAGATCTTTTCCGAAATAAAAGGCACAACCGTTAAAGAGATCACCCCCGAGGTTGCAAACGGCTTGCTTAAACTCGACCCAGAAGGCAACCTTGACAAAGAGCTCTCAGATGAAGACGCCACAAAACTCTTCGCCCAATTCCGTTCCCAACTCCCAGCCGTGAAAATGTGGCTCGGCGAGTGCGACGTAGAGAGCCTCGGTGGCCAAGCGCGCCTGCAATGAAATTTTGTGTTGCCACTCAAGGCATCCACAAACCAGCCAGGCAAGGATGTTTTCTGTATCGTCCTTCAGGACAGGCCTGCGGCCAACCAGTACCATGTTTTCTGGAGATGTTTCAGGATTACTCATGCTGCTTCCTCGGTGCTGTTAATCTTTTTTTGGAGTATCGAAACAAATGACTCTTGAAGAGCTAACTCAACTTCAGCGTGTGCTTTCACAAGCGTCATTGATAATTGAGGAATCGATTGCTCGAAAGCCGACGATACAAGACCATGATCTATTGAAGTCTCTTCTGAAGTTTTGGGACAAGGTTCAAACAAGAATTGTGAAGCTGAAACGCCCAGGGAAACCGTAAGGCCAGCCAGATTGGTGTACGAACAAGAAAACTTCATGCGGCCTCCTTTGGTTTTTCTAACTGGTGACGAAATATGAACAGAGACATGGACGCTATCCGAAAAATTGTCCTCGCCGTCCGGGATACCGATTCCGAAACAAGAGCTGTCCCTGGAATCGACGATGCTGTCTTCAGATTCAACGCCATGTTGCTCATCGATGCCGGACTGGTTCTTGGCACCGTTAAGCACGACAACCGACGTGACTTCACCCCCGTCCCGGCAATAGCCATAATCTGGCGGTTGACCTGGGATGGATTTGAGTTCGCCGACTCCATCAGCAACGACGCCCTGTGGAATAAAGCAAAAGAGCGAGTGATAAAGCCTGCTGGGTCATGGACTTTCGACATCCTGCGAGATGTTCTCGCCGCCCTCATTAAAGAGGGTCTCAAGCTGTGAGTGGATACCCTTGAGGGCGAGCTGATAAAAAAGGAACGATTCAGCAACACTTCTCAGGCTTCTGGCCCAAGGCTCCGGGCAAAACCCAGCAGCCAACGAATAGGCGGCGTGATTATCTTGCGCGTCCGAGAGCACTTTGCCCAAGTCAGCGATGACCGATTGTTGCGGGCTATTCATGCGGCCTCCTCGGGTTGCCCGAATAGGATTGTTTCGATGAAAACTTTATCTAGAGGAACGCGCTCTCCACTTTCCATGACCGCATACTCACCCTGGTGCGATCCGGCGGCAGTTGCGACCGAAGACAAGGCCACCACGGTTTCGTTTCTCCATGTCTCAGCAACTTCCTCTTTCCCTGGTAACGATGAAATCACCCTCTCGCCTACCTTCCAGCGACCCTTTTTCCCGATCAGGTGCTGGTATGCATCCATGTCGCTCATGTGGGCTCCTCGGTTTCTTGGTTTTCGGGGAAGACTTCTTGGACTGGTTTATTGATAGCTTGGGCTATAGCTTTCCGAATTTTTGCAGAGACAGCCTTCCTGCTTATAACTTGCGATACAGAGGGCGACGTTACGCCCAATTGGCTGGCTATGGTTTTTATAGATATTTTTCTGCGGACCAACTCAGCCCTGATGTCTTGCGTTTCCATATTCCAACCTAATTTATTACCTATCGTTAGCCTTATTATTACCTACCGCATTAGGCTGTGTAAATAAAAAAATGCACCTTTGGTTAAAAAAAATGGATGACCGGGAAAAAGCGAAGCTCATCATTGAAAGAATGCAAGTTGCTGCAAAAGTTTCGAGCCAAGCTAAACTTGCGGGAGTGCTTGGGATTAAACCGCCGTCTGTTTCAGACGCCGCCACAAAAGGCCAGATTCCACCAAGATGGTTTAATGTCTTTGAGGAGAAATTCGGAGTTACCAAAGAAGAACTTTGCGAAACACCGGAAGAGCGGCTGATACGCACCTACAAGGGCAACCTGACAAAATCGGTGAAGAGCGAATGGAACAATGAGACGCTCCCGGCCAGTCTCAATCCGCCCCTTGAACAGGATCACACTGTCACCGCCTCGGAAATGCTGATCATGACCAGCGTGGTGCTGGAATCCAACACAGTGTACAGGTCGGCCCTGGCATCGAATATCAGGGCTTTTTATCAGGCAGTCAAAGGAGAACAGGAAATGAGCGATTTGCGGGACGAAATTAAGAAAATGCGTGAGGAGTTGTCGGAACTGAAGGCGCTTATGCTGGCCCAGGGCGCACCCGAAAAAAAACGGGCCGGCAACGATCATTAAATTAGAATCCTGGAAATTAAGTCGGCAGATGGAGACGGTTGGTTAATAGGTAAGATTACCTAAAAAGATGCCAGAGGGGGGATAATCGGATGAGTGTCGTGCGGAAATTGATGATGGTTGTCTTGCCTGCTTCTTTCATCCTTTTTGCGCCGTGTGGTTATTGCAAAACGGTGCTCGTTAAAAACGGATTCACGATCATTCCGATCCACGGCGACCCGATAGATGTTATCAGCATGACGGTCGAACCGGAACAAATCAACGTCCTGTTTTACACCCGCAAAGACGGAACAAATGGATTTATCGACAAAACGAACATAAAAAACGTTAATGAACTACTTGGTGTTGTTCAAGCAGATTCAAACCCGTCCCAGGCTGATAAAATAATAGAACTCGGAAAAGAACAGGATCGCTTAAGCCAAGAAATAAAGACAAGAGAAAGGAATCTGCAAGAAAAGCTCGCTGAAATGCAGGCTGAAGCGAATAGGCAACAATACCAAGGTATAAAAGGAACAAATCAAAGCATCAGAGAGTGGTGCAGAAAGAGATGGCCAAACGATTATGAGATGATGGAGCATTGCATTAAAACGCAGAGCGAATCTTTTGGCAACCTGACCAGGTATAGCGGACCAATCCTGCAAAAATGCTTGGAGAGGTGGGACGCAGATTATACAATGGTTGAGCATTGTGTAAAAAATCAAACAGAGGCGAAGAAAAGAATTGGATATTGATCCACTTCATGAAGGCGGGAAAAAACAACCAGGAGAACACCAAACAATGAAACCCCATTTAAAAACGCTCATCATGGCAGCGTGCATCACTTTTGTTGCCGCCCATTGTCTCGCCTATCAGGCGGGCAGTTACAATATTGACGGGCGCCGGATCGATGTCAGGTGGGAGCAAACCACCCGGAAGGAAAAAGCCACGATGAATGTGTACGGGGAAGTCTACGGTGGCGACGCCTGCAATCAGCTCAACATCGAAATTTATCTAGCCAATAGCGTGGATGGCAGCAGGGCGTCACGTGTGGTCGCCTCCATCAGAAACTACCCCAGCGCCTACAGGTTCCAGGCTCAAGATATAATCTACGCCGGCAAAGGCGATGGGAACGCATGGGTAATCAATAACATCTACGCTAGCTGTTTGAACTGAACCCCAGAATCGGGGGGCAGGGAATCTGAACCAGATTCAACCCAAAAAACATTCCTGTTGAATACTTATTGAATCGAAAGCGCACAGGTAGTGGAATCGCCGACATGAAACCCACCACATTATGTGGATTGACTAATTCAATCCAGACAGTAGAATTAAACACTACCCCACAGCCTATTTTATGAGCGAATTCTTTCGTATCGTTGCCGAATATGGCCCATTTCCCCTTGGCATTATTGTTGGGATATGGCTTGCCAGGGGCGCGTATAGCCAGTCTTTGAGGTATTCAGAAAAAGAGAAGGCTGAACTGAGGGAAGAAAAAAGGCAGCTCAGAGAAACAATTGAGGCCCAGCAAAAAAGAATAGACCTCCTGCACGATGAAGCGTACAAGCCAAAACCGAGAATAGGAGATCAATAATGGAAGCATTCATCTTCACAGCATTCGCCGTAGTATGCCTGGCAACAGCATATCTGTTCGTTAAACTGACCATTGTGCTCCCGGCATGGAAACAATATAGGATTCAGTGCGCCAAAACCACATTAAGCAGGTGCATCAACCGCCTCAACAACGACACCTTGCCCCAGGCAAAAATAAGAAACGGGCACTACCTGCATGATAATTTTTATAAACTGATATTTGCAATTTACACAAGCGGGTCACCAAAGATCGTGTCAACATCTGGGATTAAGCACGACGAAAAGACGGAAAAAAATAGGAAAGCGTTTCGATCGGAAATCGAAAACCTTGACCACGAAACGAAAACTATCATTGATGATAGCATGATCGCGATCACTCAGATTTTATTTTTCAATAACCCGCTCCGGTTCCCCTTGTTTTTTATCAAGTCAACCAGGGAGACGAGCAGGTTTAACCGTGAAAATATGGTGAGAAACGCAGAATACTTGACTGTCAGTGAAAAAAAGGACGTCATTTCGTTCCGAGAGCATTGCCACGCATAATAATCACATCGAGCCGAGCAAGGAACACAACATGGCCCTGGTAACCATCAATATCAAGGTTCCGGTCGATATCTATAAAGATGGCGGGTTATTCCTCGCCAGTTGCGCCCGCTTCGGCGTGATCACGCAAGGGACCACGTTTGAAGAGGCCAAGGACAACATCACGGAGGCGTTGTCTCTCTTCATAGAAACTGCTTTCGAGATGGGAACCCTGGAACAGATTCTCAAGGAATCAGGATTCCGGCCCACCAGGGCTGGCGAAGATGTCCGCGATAATTGCCCAAATCACATCGAGCTCTCTTTTCCGTTTCTCGCTCAAAATCACCTGCGGGAATGCCGCGCATAACCCCCATCCCGTGGAGGGTGTTTGACTGCATCCTCACCCTCCTTGGCTATCATTTTTCCCGCCAGAAAGGGAGTCACCGCGTTTACACCAAGGCCGGATCGATCAGACCGGTTATTCTCCCCGCTCACAGTCAAGATCTCCACCAGGACATTATCAAAAGCAACATCGGCACCATGGGCCTGACCAGGGAAGAGTATTTCCGGTTGCTCAAAGAGTGCCAGTGATTGTTGACCCATGAGCGTCCACCAGCTCAAGGACGGACGCTGGATCGTCAAGCATGCCAAGGGATCCAACCCTGCGGATCCGGAGCGGACCAGGGAGTATTTCGGGCGTGGTCCCGAGGCGCAGGAGGCGGCAGTCAGGCGCAACGAAGAGCTGGGCCTGGCTTCAAAGGCCGCTGGCGGCACCCTGTTCCACATTTTAGCGGAGCAGTACGTGGAGGCCAGGCAAGCATCACAGGCGGCATCGACCCGTAGGAACGATTTTTACAAGCTGGCCGAGCGCATCTTGCCAGCCATGGGGCGGTTGCCGTGGACGGAAATCACCCCGGCCCGGCTCGACCGATACGTGGGCGAGCGCAGCCGCACCGTCAAGAGTGCCACCATTCACCGCGAGCTGACCATTGTCCGGGCCATTATCCGCTGGGCGGTGCGACGGCGGGAGATCCCGTACAATCCCATTGAAAATTATGAATTCCCGAAAAAAGACATCGCCATCTTCGTCCCTCCGACCAGCGCGGAGCTGGCGGCCGTGTACGCGGTCGCCCCACCGCACCTGCAGCGGGTGTTGATGCTGGCCTATTACACCGGCATGCGGCCGGGACCGGCAGAGTTGTTTGCTCTGCGGTGGGAACAGGTCGACCTGGATGGCGGCACGATCTTTGTCCGGAGCGCCAAAAAGGGAGGGATGCGAGCAAGGATCGTGCCCATTACCAGTGGGCTTGATGCACTGCTGCGGAAGTGGATGGAGGAGGATCGGGAGATCGGGGAACTGGGCTATGTGATCAACTATCGGGGATCGCAGGTAAGCCAAGTCAACAAATCCTGGCAGCGAGCCAAAGCCGCGGCAGGCATATCCAGGAGGCTGCGTCTCTACGATTTGCGCCACATGGCGGCAACAGCCATGCTTGCCGCCGGTGCCGACCTCAAGAGCGTCTCCGAGATTCTTGGCCACTCCAGCCCGGAAATCACCATGAGCGTCTACCAGCACACCAGCACCGCCCTTCGCCGCGATGCCGTTTCCCGCCTCACAGACCCCTTGGTAACTGGTTACCAAGGGGACCAAGAAAAATAA